ATAACTAAATATAAAAAAGCGCAAAAATTGGACGCTTGAAATAAAAAAAAGAAAAATTAATTTTTAATTCTCATCGAGAATGTTGGAGCTAGAGTAGTTGTCTCGTTATATTGTATTGGTGGTAAGGTGTAGTTACCATCAACTTGGTCCCAAGTACCGTTGGAAGAATCGAGAAAATGAATAAAGAAGACATAATAGATGAATGGAATAGAACACGCGAGAGCGGCTAAACCTTTGTGTTTCTTACCAGTATGTAAATAGTAAGAAACAGACCACGAGGATATTACGTACGTGATGAAAGGCATGTCTTTAAGTAATATCACAACAGCTGATATTATAGCGGTCCAGAGTAACGAATTACTCTTATTGAGGCTGGAGACCAAGATAAATCCGATGGATAAAATACCAAACAATTTGGTACTATGTAAAGAGAAATAAGATACAAAAGTTCTAAATACTTGGAATTTACCAAGATAAGTCATAATACTACTTATAATAGTGGTGTTAGACGACGGATTAGAAGTAAAATCCAAATACAATAATACAACAATGACTGTGTAAAGGATTGGTGCAAAACTACCAAACATAGCTTTAGTAGTGGTGGTGATGTTACCGACAGCATCGTTAAGATCTATTTCCTTAGCTAATTTGATTTTAGGTTTGGCAGCTGTAAATTGTTGTTTCACAACTTTTTGAATTTTGGCCAATTTCTTGGCAGGTGTAGTTTGTTTCACAGCGGTAGACATTGTTGAACGAGAATATGGAAATGAAAAACAACTAAACTATAAACAACTCAAGGAGAAAAGATAAAAGATTTGAAAATTTATTCTTGATTAAATAAAATAATATTTGTGTGAATATTAGTATTATAAAGGATAAGAGATATTTACGTGTTTTGTAAAAATAATAAGAAAATAAAAACAGTGTTTCAAATATTTGTGTTTTAAAGGCTAAATACTGCAAAGCGGGTATAAAACTGTCATTTATATAAGGTACAAAGACAGATTGGAATTTAGGTATTACGTTCTGGACTAAGTAGGTTCCGTAAGTACGAATAAGTCCGAGTAGAAAATCAATAACAATCGTTAAAAAGTCTGCAAGAAGATTTAGAAGACTATTAAAAATAAAAGTGACAAAACCAGTGGTAGCTGCTGCGGATGGTGCATAATCAACATGATATTGTGGTATGTAAAGATCGTTCGAATAACCTCTAAAGTAAGAATAGTTGCACATAAATGCGTTTAAACCAGTAGGTATAGCAGACAACATATCACAAGATGGTAAGTTGTTAGGTATTTCATATACATCGTCTGAATAATAGAGTGGATTGTAACTCAAATTATATGAGTAACTAACTTCAAGATATGCGGCTGCATTTAAAAGTTGGTAAAGAGTGTCATAACACACTAAACAATAAGAATCGAACGTCTGTGCGTAGCTACTAAGAGTTAGAGTAGTCTGGTCTTTAATGATAAAAACATAATGTTTATGAGGATTTTGTGCGATGTCTGTGCACAATGAAGATGTAATACAATATGATGTTTTTAACCATTCTCTTTTCACAAGTATCCATGGTATAGCGATAACTTTAATAGTATATCCAACACCATGATAAGAAACAGTGAGTGGAGAATGGATAACCTCATAATTAGGATGGGTTTTCGTAATACCGACACTACCAAACGGCGTGCTCCCATTTGACACTGGTATACACACACCCCAATTCTTACCCCACCAGTTATGGCCAGTACTAAAATATTGTACTGTACCACAAAAAGTCGGTAAAGAACAGTCGGCAGGTGACAACCAAGTAGTTTCCATGTAAGCCACACATTTGTGTAAAGTCGCCAAATCGAAATAACCATAATCATAATACATAGACGAAGATGACAAAATTTCGTCCTCAATGTATTGTGCAGTTTCAAGATATAGTTGCTGCACAGCAGGTGAATTAGTATAATTTCTACATTTAGTGTTAGGTATTTGGTTAAGCAGACAATAAGAATTTAAAGAAAAATACATCAAAGTAAGATTGTTATATTGAGCATTCACTCGGGTAAAGTTCGTCTCAACGTAACCATTGATTAAATAAGGGAATAAGTGAAGGATTAGAAATAAAAATACAAAAATGGTTAAAAAGTTCATATTAATCTTCGCAAATGAAGCACTTGTAATACTCAGAACCGTCTAATAAGTAAATTGATGGACAACGGATATTTCTACGACGGTACCAGAAGTGAACGAATTCCGATGGTGATAGTTCTGGTTTATGCCAAGATTCGTCCGTGCAATAACTACAATCGAGTAAACAAGGGAAAAAGTCTGAAGTATTGTGATGTGAATACTCTCTATTAGAGATTTCAGAATTGGAAAAGTTTACCATAAGAAAAATTAAGAAGAATACAAACAAGACGACAAATACGTTGATCATTATGAACAAGAAATAAATAAACTAAAATAAAATTGTAATTAAATAAATGTAAAATATAAATAAAGAAAATAATAATAATAAACTACAATCAATCAAATTTAGGTGACACGTCCGTTACGGGATACAGTTTTGTTCCAGGTTTCTGAACAAACATTTCGAATATAGTGTCTGAATGTATGACGCTGTATAAATATTTATGTACGTTCTGTGGTAAATTTGGGTACCGATCATGGACGAAGAAATTTAGTGCGTTGTCGATCATAGGATTGGCATAACATTTGGTTAGATCGCGTAAACTGGTTACATATTCAGATAGATGTTTAAAGTTCCGAATGTCACTACGACCTAACTTGACCAAAAGTTTAGCAGGATCAGGCACAACGAAGCAACCGGCGTCAGTAATGATAATAAATTTAGAGCAAAAATAAGTAGAATGATAAGATAGTAACTTTGATTCGATGTTAAATAAGGTTGAACAAATATGACTTTTGTCAACAACAGGTGTATTGAAAAATAAAAGTGAGTCGTCACCAGCAAACAAACCCAAAGCACAGTCTTTCATATCATAAAGAACGGCCATAATAGCCATCAAAACGGTGGTGTTACCAAAAAAGGTAGCAGCATCGCCAGATTTTCTCTGATAATTCAGACGTGCCTTGACTTTATTCTGAGGATCATAAATAGATGATGTTTCATGCATATCGCGCCATAGATCGCAAAGATCGCTATCTAAGCCGAGAAATGCGAATAATCTCAACTCGAATTCTAGGCAAATTTCGCCTTGACTTTTGTCATATTTGCTCATATCCACTTCAAGAGCATAGGTGTCAATCAAACGACTAAAATAGTAATCCATTTTTGACTGAAGTTGTTCAAGGGTCATACCGGTGTAGATGATAAAACGGGGACATAATATAGATAAAAATCTGTCACGCAGTTCACGCATTATCGGGCAAAATAATAGATTGAAATATGCTCCTTGGTACATTATAGTTTGTAGTGGTGGTATACTTAGTACGGCGGTGTCAGTTAGTACGGGTTTTGCTGTACGCTTGACACTTACGTTGTAGGCATTAACCCTTTTCATAAATAACGGAACAACGTCTGTCTCTTTAATCATGGCATCTGACTGTTGAGTCGTCAACCACTCTCGAATGAGTCTTTCGTTGTAAGATATTTTGTCAAAAGGTTGTAAACAGGTGAAATAGGTTTCTAAAAAGTTGGTAAACATAAACTCACCGACAACTTTAGCTGGAATAACATTAGTACTAAGTTTAGGAACAGCAAAATTTCTTTTTTCCAGAGATTTCAATAGGCTGTTTTGAGAAGTATTACCAAGGAGTGGATTTATAGTTCTTAACACAGGCATGAGGCAGCTAAATTCTGACTTTTTAATTGGTTTTTTAGCCAGAGAGACAACACAATTTTCTAAATTAAAGCTGATGTCATTGTTTTCTAGTTGGTACATATCTATTGGTTCTTGTAAATGATGATGATAGAATTGCATGTCATGGGCGGTTTGTAGGAAAACTACAGAATTGTAATTACCAGATAATGTAATATGAGGGGGTACCTTAGGTAATGGTGTTTCAACATTATCATAACGATGGACAGTAGATGGAACAACAGGCACAACTGCTTTGTAATCATCTAGTAATTTTCTTTGTTTGGGTGTAAAAACGTCTTGTGTGAAACCGAAACCAGTGTGTTTAAAATGATGTAAAAACCAAGAAATACGACCGTAAGAATTTATGCGTTCGTACGACACCAACGGATTAGTGACTGAATTAAGTTTACGTAAGATGTGTGGTATGTTGTCATCTGACATAAGTTCTTTGCGTGTAAAATTGATGACATTACCTGATGTCTGCACATCACGTGGACCAAGCAAGAAACTGCCACCGACAAGTGGTGTTATACTGTCGAGATTTTTAAATAGTGGGCAGTCCTTTGTGACAGAATAATAAGTAAATGATTTAGTGTGTCTAGTCATAGCCACCAAACGATGACTTTTACTTTGGTATATTGTCTCAGATAAAAGATGACTTAATCTGACAAAAGCCACACTTTCTGCCTGCTGACCTTGGTACTCATGAACTGTGTGTACCAGTTTGTTTGGTAGAATTTTCTGTAATGCCTGTTTTTCTGCTTGCTTGAGTGTTAGATACACGTCATGATTTTGGACGTGTTCCATAGCATTAACATTAGCTATGACAACTGATCTTTGGATTGATTTGTACACGGTGGTTTTTGATTTAAAGTCACCACCAATAGCGGCATAGTCGCTTCTAAAGTAATCCGCGATATCATGCGGACAACGGTAACTGACGGAAAGGTGTTCAGGTTCGAAAGCGAAGATTGACTCCAAGCTTTGATAAATAAGCACTGCTGTTGGCATGCGGTTGATGTAAGGTATTTGCAGTTTGTCTCCAAGTAAGACCACTTCTTTGGCACGTGCCAAAATTGCGACCATAGGTATTGTACCTGGATGACTCATGCGTGCTTCGTCGATAAAAATACGATTGAATTTATCGCCGTTATGATTTAAAACGAAAGAATATATTGTACGATAACAACGACGATATAAGCTCTCATCGAATTTAAACGGTGCATACTTTGTTTTTACACGTCGAACAAAATCTTCTCTCGACGCTTTAGTTGGAAACAAAACCAAATCTTTAAATTTTTCGTGTGCATTCAGTATATACGTAGACTTACCACAACCGGGTACACCATTCTTAACACTAACCTTAAAATCATAATCATTCACTAACAAAAGTGACTTAGTGGCAGCGTAGATGTTATCATCTAAATGAGTTTCTGTAGCTGCTGAACATACAGAAAGACCAGTGGTTTTCTGCGAGTAGGGTATAAAGCTACCACTCCTCTTATCATCATTTAAAACGTATTTATAATCAAAACTACTGATGTTTGTAGCGTCATGTATAACTTCATCGTTGTACAAAATACGTACGTCTGGATATTTATCTGGATGTAATAGTAATGCAGACGTGTAATTCTTTTTAGTATCTCCTTCACCAACAATATTAGTTGCACAATTTACGCTTAACAATACTGTTTTTAAATCTTCGGCAATCGAAAATTTAACTATACGATGATATTCAATCAATTCTCTTAAGGCATTAATAAAGTTAGGAAGTTGGACACTTTTCTTGCTGTTAAAACAATAATTGTAGAATGGTTTAAAAGAGTAAGACGGTAAATCCAAAGGCACTGCTGGTACTTGTATAACGTCAACGGGAGTAAATGGAGTCTTTGTTGCTGTTTTGAAAGACGAATGACTAGAAACAGAAGATGTTCTGGAAGCGCGTTTTGATTTTTGTGGTTGTTCTGCTTCTGTCGCTGATGGTAGTTCTACATCTGGTTCAACATTAGAATTACGTGCTGAAGCATCGACGCAGGACACGCTAGAATGTATACTGATAGAGTCATTTAATTCAGTTGGTAAGTCGATTGGTGTTCTGGTATCAATTACGTCGTATTTAGCCAACGGATAGACTCTGACATAAGTAGGTGTAGTTCGAATCCTACTGTTTAGACCGTTCATCTCGATAATATTAAGATAGGCTTCAGGAGTTGGAGAAAAAGTGGAACGTAAAAACTGAATAAAAGCGGACTTGGATCCACCAGATAAAGAACTAGATGTAAAGTGTAGTTTAGCATATTTCAAGTCGTCACCACCCAAAGACTGAATGCCGTGTGTGTTTACATAATCAATACGATCTCTCCAGTCTTGGTATGCAGAGCTAAGATAGTTACATAACGGTATAACTGGTGGGATACGTTGAGCATGCAAGCCATGACACAGAATATAGATGGCGTCTTGTTGATATGCGCTGTACTGGGATCGATGTACTTCCACATGATGGAAGTGAAATAACAGTAATTGTAATTCATCTGATAACATACGAATATTCGATCTAAAAATGTATTTTGTTTTGTTATTAGCATGTATAAAGGAATCGAAAAATTTATCTTCGTCGAACTTGTCAAAAATAATAAGATCAGCAATCGAAACGATCTTCAAGCGATTTTCAATTTTCTCTTGAGAGTAGCGGTTTAGCTCAGGTAGTTTCAAAGCAAACCGGGATGGATAACTTGGGTCGGCATATAACTTACAACGAACTGTATTGAGGTAATTAGCGATACCATCACTTTTACGATTATACAATATGATCTTTTCACCAAAGAAACCGGTTGATTTTAAGATTTCTTGTATTTCAACAGACGAAATGCTGGAGTAACCCAGTTCAGAAGGTGGTAATATGTACATATTGGATGGATATTTACAAAGAGGTAGATTTGTACATAGTGGTAACGAAGATGGTCTGATAATAGTTTTGATAATCGGATCCACAGTCACTTCAAACAAAGGGCTAAAGTGTTCATTCTCTAGCTGTAGATGGTAAAGTGCACCTGTTTCGCCAAATATTTGATGCGTTGTAACGTCTGATATGGTATGTAGACAAAATTGCACTTTATAAACATTACAGATGTGATGTAATACATCTGTATCGGCAAAACAGTTATTGGACAACATTTCTCTTACTTTCTTAACTGATGATGGAACATTTATTATTGGGTGATTAAGCAGTTGATCTTTAAATTGAATGACAGTTAAACCAAGATCTAGCAGATATAAAACCGACGTATATAAACAATCAGCAACATTCTCTCGAACGAATGGGACGAGTTTCAAAGAACAAACATGATGGCGCATTATAGGTCTTTCAAAATTGGCTTTATTCGCGACATCAGACTCTATCGCCTCAAAATAGTATTGATCACCTCTCAAAGAGAGTGTACCAGGTTGAAGCAATAGTTGCAAATCTTCACGACTTGTATTTTCGTCGACAATATCTGTCAGTCTTGTTATAAACTGCTCGTTATCAGCACTACCAAAAAGATACTGATGTTTTGTGGCGTTAGGTCTCATACCACCGGAAAAAACATATTTTATGTTTTGGTAACCGATCTTAACTTTCGTGAAAAATGTTTTCCAAAAACCTGCCATTGCTGTATTACGAACAGCAACCACGTCTCGTACTTGTTCCTGATTAACTTTAGTTGTGTTGTATTTGCAATTATAAGCTAATATATAGATGTTACTGACAATTAGTTCTAAATCACGATAACACAATCTACTAACATTGTGTACCTGTACACCATTAACTACGTACCGAAGATTGTAAGAACCGGCCGCTGTACGAATAGATTCCATTGTAAAGGAACCGGTCTGTAAACCCATAGCAAATTGAAAAATGGCCTCATACAGTGAAGTCGAACAGAGTACTGGTCGATACACCATATGATGTACTGGACGAGTGGAAGAGATTGAGTTATCCCAATCGTAACAGTGTGCTATACATTTATCATTTAAAGCGCTGTGCCAAACGTTATAAGATAAAGAAGAAGATTGAAAAGGTGTTGTGACACGAGTGAAATAAATGTACATGGTGTTATTAGCACGTATCATTCTTTCGGCAACCACGCGAACGGTACCGTCAGTTGAAACAAATACACTTTTTAGTTTGTCTAAATAATTGTCTAATCGATGTGAATAACCAAAACTTGAATCCATATGGAAATCGAAGTTGATTGTCTTGATTTTGTTAACTTCTTTGATGGTATAAACGAAATCCATAGGTTGACATCTTGAACTATCACGAAGTAGTATATCAGGTGTAAAAATAATCGTTGCGTAACCAACAAGAGCATTTTTAATTTGAAAAATATCAGCTATATTAGCATTTGATATATCATAAATACTGTGATGGAATAATAAAACAGGAGCGGTTTTTGCACAGTGTTGAGCTTTGTTGTCACAAAAATAACGGTTGAATACACTACTATGTTGATTAGTTTTAGCAGCGTACCTGTGCAACTCAAACGATCTGTTAGTTTTTCTTTGACCGTCTCTAATATCTAGATAAGTTGGTACACAAGAATGCACCCCATCTTGTTGTTTGATGTGATACATATAATTACCACCGATATCGATGGCTTCGTGATGATAGTTTATGAGTTTACCTGGTTTATGATAAAAGGATTCGAAAAGATGGTGATCGACCATGCGGCAAACTCTAGAATAGGCATGAGGTGTTGATCTATTCTGTACAAAGTCGAATTCGAATTCAGGATAAACTGAGCAGATAGATTGTTGTAAATCTGCATCTAATACATTATTAATTTTAATTCTGCGGATGTTACTGGCAGTACGTAAATTATTACGCGATAATACTTCATTAACTTGACATTTTAAAACTGTGTCTCTTATTATAGACGAATGGCCAATTAAATCCCTATCGACAACCTGTTTAATAATTTCATCGGGATCTACTTTCGCAACTGAGGCAAAGACATCTAAGTCTCTCCTTGAGAGTGACGGTGCTGCGACCGATGACATGATTTAGTAATAATAATAATAAAAGAATAATAAAAATAAAATAAGATAAATGATATTAAACAGATTTACAGATGAACGAATAGTTCAAGAGTAAAACGATGAGGATAATGAAGTTTAAAAGTTGTGCGAACGTAATATAAAAATACGCAGTTAAAACTGAAATTAACCAGTTA